CGCACTCAAAATAACCGCATCCAGCAAAACCGTTGCAGCTGTACTCGGCGATGTCAACGTAATTGAAAAACGTCCCCATGTGTTAATGGCTGGCGGTGTGACGCTAACTGTTGTCGTGCTGCCAATCTGGGTGCCGCCACTGTTGTACCAGGAAACTCTTAGTTGCATTGTTCTTGTAGTTGCATAATCACGCAACAAATAGACGCTGTACGTGTACGTCGTCGACGGATTAACCGCTAAACGCGGAAACATTTGAATTGCGGCGTTGCCAGAAGTTGAAGTGCGACTAACCGCGGCACTGTACGTGCCGAATTTTGCCTGTGTTGTAGTGCGAGTAAGTGTCGAACCACCGTTCGGTCCCCAACCAGTTGTGTTGGTTTCGAACGACGGATTGGTTATCAAATTCGTGCGGGTCGTCTGTACCCCGTAATAGGTTTCAAAGACGCCTGGCATGTCAGCCGCTCACCGCGATCGGGATGGCGCCGTTTTGGCGCTGGTATTTGCGTAGTGCGTCGACGACGGCGTTGGGGTCGCCGCCGTGGACGTTGATGGTGTAATTGCTTGCCACATTGTTGGCTCGACTGAGCGGGATGATGGCTTCGGGACCGGCTTCGCCGATCAAGCCGACAGTCGGCCCGGTGACGATGCCGCCGTTGGCAAAAGTGGGGATTGTCGGGACGCCGAATTCTTTCCCGCCAATACCGGGTACCCAACCGGGGATTTTGAAGTTGAGTTTCCCGACGGTGTTGTTCCAGATTTCGGCCACAAATTTGAACGCGGCTTGAAATGCGTTTTTGATTGCGTTGCCCACTACTTCCACGACGGTTTTGATGGCGTTAAATTCCAGCTTGAGCGCGTCGAAATAAACCGCCAGGCCGTTCCCGATGAATTCGCCGAATGGTTTAAATACGTCTTGCCAGAGGAAATTGACTGCGTCTTTGACGGCGTTGACAGATTTGCCGATGATGTCAAATTTCTTTTGCAGCAGGACAAATGCGGCGATCAAAGCAACGATGACAGCTGCGCCGGTCGCCACCTGGAGAACCGTGAACGATGCGGCTAAAGCGGCATTGACGGCTTGGGTTACGGCGGCCAGGGCATTGTAGATTTTGATTGCGGCGTTGATTGCGACGATCGAGGCCGCGACGGTGCCAAGAACCGTGCCCAGGACAAGAATGGTGTCGCTGTGTCCTTGTGCCCAAACGCCGAAATCCGCAAACAGGGTTGCCATTTTTTGGATGACCGGCAGCAGTTGCGCCCCGATCGACTCCTTGGCTTCCTGCAGCGCAATCTGCATTTTTTTGAAGCCGCCCTCAGCCGAATTGGCTTGGATTCGTGCGGCATTCTTGTAGTTCTCATTCAGCCGGGTGACTACCTGGTCAAACGTGGCGTGGTCTTTGATCATGGCCGCCAGTTCGGGCGACAAGGCTTTCAACCCTTTAAGGTTCCCCGCATAACCTTTTGACAGTGCATCAGCGACATCGACGACGGATTTGCCGGTCGCCGCGGCCACATCGAGCGCAGTGGTCATCAGTTGTTGAGACAGGGTGATCGAACCGGTGGCGGTCGCCAGTTTTGCCAAGGCGGGCCGCAGCTCATCGTCGGCGACGGCGGCAGCCATGGACGTTATGGTGATCCATTTTTCAACCGACTCGATTTGTTTGTCGGTTGCCAGTGTCGAGTTTTTCAGTTGGTTCGCCAATTTGGCGGCCCCGGTGGCGTCTTCTGCTGCGGCTTTGGCAAAGTCGACCGCAGCGACACTTAGCCCGGCTAGGGCTGCAGCTGCGGGGACCGCGGCTTTTTTGAGCGCGTATTGGGCTTTTTGGCCGTTGGTTTCTAGTTTTTTGAATTCGGCGACGGCTTTCTGGATGCCTTTGCCGTCGAAGTCGGTCAGGATGGGGATTGTTATTGACATTTATTCGGTGGTCCTTGCCTGGAGGTTGCGTCCGGTGGCGGCGGCGACCTGGTCGACGATGTGTTCGACACCTGTTTCGATTTCGTGTTTGTGAGCTTCAAATGCCGGGTACATGACGCGGGACGGGTTGCCGTATCGGCTGGCGAGATTTGATGCCATGGTGGACGAATTGCGTTTGCCGGCCATGTCGAAGATTGTGTCGATCGCGCCTTGCCAACGGACAAAAAACACGGCCAGGTTGCTGATGCGGCCGTTGAATTCTTTTGGTTGTTTGCCGGACACGCCCGCCTTGATCAGTTTTTTGCCTTTGTCACCGGACCAGGGCAACAGTTTGTAACCGCTTTTGGATGTCCATGATCGCGCCCAGCCGGACAATGGCGGATCGGCGGGGACGCGGTTTTTGGCGTCGCTGATCATCGGCGCAACTAGCAGTTTGTAGTCCTTGGTGATTTGTTTGCGCAGCTCCGGGGCAACCGTGTTGAGTTCCTTGATGGCGGCCTTGATTCCCAGAACCTCGATGTCGGTTGTGGTGGTCATTTGCGCCGGCTTTCGTTGATTACCTCGGTGACGGTTGCGATGTCGTCTATTTCGAATGGTACTTCACGCGGCCAAAAACCTGTGGCAACTAGGACGTCGGCAAGTCCTCGCCGCCAGGTGCCGCGGGGAAAGGGCGGGCGGGTTCCTCGCTTACGACCTCGAGGTTGACCAGGGATTTGATGAAGTCGTCAAATACGACCGGGACGATGACGCTGTTTTGCTTCGACGCTTCGTATGCCAGGAATGCCAGGTCTTCCATGCCGATGCCTTGGGCCATGTCGGACGCTTTGCGTTTGTATTTGCGTTCCCATGACACGATCGTGAACAGGTTGGTGTCGACTTCGTAGGGGCCGTTGCCGGTGTCGACGCGCAGGCGTAGTTGCATCATGTCTCCTTAGTCGGGGTCGGGGTTGTCGATTACGAGGTTGCGACGGTGTAGGTGCCGCCTTTGAACGTGATCGAGATGGTTGACAGTTCGCCCATTTTTGCGTCGATCACCGGGAGGGCCTCGAGATAGGTACCGGTCAGTGTGAAGAGCGGGTTGGTGGCCGATGTGGCGGCGCTGGTCGGCTTCATCGTGACGGTCGTGGTGGTTCCTACCAGGCTGGCGAGCGTGGCGTAGGTTTCGCTGGCCGCGTAGGACATGTAAAGCTCAACAGTAAGTTCGTGATCGCCGAGGCCGGCGACGTAGACGCGGCTGGTGCCACCAAACGCCGTTGATTCGAGCGCGTCGTATTTGACGGTCAGCGTGGCCGATTGGCACTGGTCCTGTAGATCGACGCTGTTGACGGTCAGTGTGGGGTTTGAGAGGTAGGTCGTCGTGGCCATCGGTGTTACTCCTGGGTCTGGTCTTCTGTCGTTTTAGCAGATTTGCGGGGCTTGCTGGTGGAAATGAAACCGTGTTCGATTAAGGCGTCGACGTTGATGCCTGCTTCGGCAGCTGCGGTTTCGTCGAATTCGTCGCCGGGTGTGCCGACGCGGGGGCTGATGATTTTTGCCATGGTTCTCCTATGCGGTTTGTGCCTGGATGGCGATGTCGAGGTCGTATGCCGGGTAATCGACGCCGCCGATACTGGCCATTGAGGGCCGCCCGGCGGTGACGGCCACGTTGTTGCCGAGGATTAACGCGGCGAGGTTCAGCAGGGTTCGCAGGGCATCGAGATTCCCGGGGCCGCTTGAGATGACCCGACACGGGAATGACATTTTGACGATGTTGTAGTTCCAGGCGTCGAACGATGGCGGCCCAATGAACACGCATGGGTTGACCAGGTTTCGGGGATCGGTTACGACCTGCAGGCCGCTGATCGTCGCCAGGCGGGCCGAAAGGTCGTCCAGGGCCTCGTTAAACAGGTCTGTAAAGGCCGCCACGGCCATGTCAAGCTACCTGTGGTCTATCGATGCCGAGCAGTTGTTTGATCGTCGCAGAAAGGCCTGTAACGGCTGGCATGCCTAGTTCACCGAACGTCGCGTCGAATGCCCCGCCGCCTCGCTGGCGGTACAGCATGCCGCCGTACTGGATCGTGCCCAGCTTCACGTCGCCCGACGGGACCGTTGTCAGGCTGTCCTGGAGGTATCCGGCTTCCTGGCGGCGTCGGTAACAGAAAGCATTGGCGGCCGCGGCGCATTGGGTCACAAATGCCTGGTCGGCGGCGGTAGCGACCGAAATGCCGAGCCAGTCAAGGATGTCCTGCGCACTGACCCATGTACATGTTGGGGTCCAGGTGCACGTTCCAACGGGGATGATTGAAACGCGCTGCACATCGTCGCCGGCGTCGTAGAACAACAGCTGGTTCGGATACTGGACCTCGAGGTCGAACAGCAGGTTGCCCTCTGTGTCGACGCCGACAAACTGGTGCGTCGGTTGCGCCAGGACAACAAACGTGCCGTCGAGGCCGTCGCCAACCGATGCCAAGGTAACCGATTGGCCGACCTCGATCGGCGTGTTTGTCAGTGTCTGCACCACGCCGTAGTTGTCGACGCGTTGCTTGAATGTGACCGAGTAGACGGCCATTTCGGCCTGCCTTTCGGGTTATGCCTGGGTGATCTTGCGAATCATTCCCGAGATTGCGGCGAACGTCGAAACGTAGCCGTGGTACGACATCGTGCGGCCCAGGACGTCCGGCTTTTCGATCGACATGACGCCGCGCTGCTGCTCGTAGAACTCGTAGGCGTCACCGACGCCGGTGCCGACGCGGGTGATGACCATGGTCTTGGCCGCGAAGTTGCTGTCGACGACGAGCTGCAGTCCGAGCGGGGTCGAGTCCCAGGTGTTGGCTGCGGCCGATCCGATCGAGTTGTATCCGGCGAGACCTGCACCGATAAACGGGAACACCGGGCGGTTGCTGGAGTCGACGAGCTGACCCATTTGGCCCCAAACGTCCGGGCTGACGAAGATGTGCGTCGGCATCCAGTTGCGGTTGCTGGAAATGTCAACTGCTGCGTCGTAGATCGACTTCATCAGGTCGGCGGTGGTGCCGTCCCAAACGCCGCTCGAGGTTGCTGCCGTGAGCAGGTTGTCTGCGCAGAAGTTGTCTGACGCGATCATGTATTCGCCGATCAGGTCGTTCAAGATCAACTGCATTGCTGCGGGTGACGTGAAGTCAATGTCCTGAACGGAAAGCGTGACCTGTCCAGCGAGGGTGGTCTTCGAAACCGAGTTCGACGCGATCACCATTGTCGTTGCGCTCACTGCGTTCAGTTCGGCGGCCTGCGAGGCGACCGACGTATGTGTCGTGATGGTCG